GAGTATAAGGAGTTTTATTGAAAAACAGTATTTCGCAACTCGCTTATAATTAATTGATAGCAAGAATTATACTATAAAATACGTAACCAATCACTCTAAAATACGTAGAGTAATACTCTAAAATACGTTGCCGTTTTTACCAAGAAAAATAATTATACTATAATGTTTTGTATTACAAATATTTATAGTACCTTTGTGATGTCGATAATGATATGAAGAATAAATACTGGCTAAAGATGTATGTAAAGGAAAACTTATTAGATAATTTAGTTTTCAAGTTTGAGAGGCTTGGAGAAGCAAGACTTATGGGTTATATTTTAAGTACGTTCAATGTTAATGATATGACTTGGACTTATGATAAACATAAGTGCGTGGCTATTATGCAACATTGTGATATTAAGGAGGCTACTATATTTAATTACCTAAAACTCCTATCTAAGAAAAAGATTTTAACAAAAATATCTAAAGGTGTTTATTTAGTTAGTTCAGAATATATTCAATACGGCAGTAAAAAAACAGATTAATATTATGGTGTATTTAGCAAAAATAAAGGGCGAAAAAAAGTGCAAGATTGGTTATAGTGCCAACCCAAATTCAAGAATATCTAAAATGCAGAATGGGTCGCCATCTCTTGTTTATTTGTTATCAGTCATGGATGGAGATAAGGAGTTTGAAAAGTCTTTACATATTAAATTTAAGGATTATAGAATAAAGGGAGAGTGGTTTATTTATTCGGATGAAATAAAGAATTATTTTTGCGTAGAAGAAAAATATGTATTCCATACACCTATGGTTAAATTCATGATGGATAGTCCTGAAATATCGAGGAGGATATTAGCTTCATTAATAGAGAACCAAATAGAATCGTATTTCAAATACACTAAAGAGTTGAGAGAATCAATAGCAAAGAATATTGATTGTAAAGTTAGAACTTTAGAAAAGAAGGAACATTTTGATTTTCTTGTAATGTATAGACTTGTATTGTACAAGGGTGGTGGGTATTATGCAATAAACCCTGCATTTGTAGAAAAGGTTTATGGTATAAATGCAGAAGAAGAAATAGCACTTCGTAAAGAACTTGCTTCTATTGGAGTTAGCAGAGATTTTAAAGATTTAAATTAAACAATGACACTACAAAAAGAATTAGAAATAGCGATATTGGACTTCAAGCGTCATGGCGACCAAACTTTTGACTTGAAACATATTGAAAAGTCACAACGTTACATGGATGAGATAGCGGAGTTAAAACGTAAAATAGAAGAACTTGGCAAAGAAAGAACATAACACATTTAAAGTTCCCTTGGAGATTAAGGAACTTCGTGGCACAGACAGAAAGGATAGGGCAGCGGTTGAGCCAGTAAAGTTTGAACCTTTAAGAGACAACCCTTCGCCACCTGACTACATGGGTGTAGTTGGTACGGCAGAGTGGCATAGAATATTAGACCAATACAAGGCAACAAAAATATTCTCGGTTTTAGATATTCCTTCCATTGCGATATATTGCAGTGCTTGGGATGACTACGACAGAATCAAGACAGGCTTGATGACAGGTAAATACAAAGAGATTGCCACGTTTGAAAACGGCACACAACAAGTTACTCCTTATATGACTTTATTGCAACGGGCGGTTGATACTATTAGGGTTTACGGAGAACGCCTTGGGGTTACGCCAGTGAGTCGAACTAAAGTAAGTGGTCTAATCGGCAAGCCAAAAGAAGAAGACACGTTTGGGGCAATGTTTGACAAAAAGAAAGCACAATAATGTTAATACACAGAGCAAAGAAAAATATATTTCAGAAATTACTTAGTAAATTATTTAAAATATGAAAAACGACATAAATAATATTTTACACAATTGGTTTATCGTTAATGGGTATTGCAAAAAACTACCATTAAATTACAACGCAAAGGTTTTGCTTTCTGCATTTGAATTGGTGAGAAATAGCAATAGGTTAAGTGTAGAGGGGTTTAGATATATCATAGAAAATCTACCAGATGTTGATATTGATGCGGACAAGATGTTAGAAAAAACCAATACCCTTTATAAGAAATTCTGTGGCGTAATTGATGGCGAAGTTATTTTAGTTGAGGATTTTGTAAAAGAATTACTTAAATAATGAAAATAGAATCAGGAGGAAATATTTATTATGCCGATAGGGTACTAAAGATAAGCTTTATTGAGGATAAGCTTATTGGTTGTTTTTTGGAATCAATCACACCATATTACGTCTTTTATGTTGACATAATTATTGGGGGAAAAGTAGAAGACATTAGGTTTAAGTTTGATACAATTGAAGAAGCGGAGGAGATGAGGAACAAAATAATTGAAGCGGCAGATGAACAATAAAAAAATACCTTTATATGGTTGCTTATCATGTTTAACTCCTGATGCTTTGATGACTTTGTCTACGGATGGCCTGTGTCAATCTTGTTTAGATAAGTATGAATTTATTGAAACAAAACCAATAAACACAAAAGAGATGCACCATATTTTCGGTGTTCCTTTCGATATGAGAAAATCAAGTAGTAAAATAAAAATAGAACATTACCCACACGTAGAAGTATTTATACAAAAATATAAACTACTTGTACAAAGTAAATATACCTATACCAAGGATGGTAAAACTATTGAGGATATTATACATGAAATAGAAATACCAGCAAACTTAGATATTCAAGTCATATTAAGAATATGTAAATTTGTTTTAGATGACTGCCTATTAACTTATGGTGCTTTATCGACTGGTGGATTTCTTTATCATAAAGAAGGACGTTATTGCGATTTTATATTAATTGATAACGTCACTTTAGAAAATTGGGAATCTTTTTCTATTTTATTAGTAGATTATATAGCAAAATATAACAAATGGAGTTAGATAAAGCAAAGCAATATATTGAAGACGTAATGAGTGGTAAGCAAGTTTGTTGTACTTATGTAAAACAAGCGGTGCAACGGCATTTGGACGACCTAAAGCGTAACGACATATACTTTGACGAGGAAGCGGCAGAAAGACCATTAAAGTTTGCCACTTTCACCAAGCACTACAAGGGAGAACTTGCAGGACAACCATTTGATATGTTGCCTTTTCAAGCGTTCATTGTGGCAATGATATTTGGTTGGAAGCTGAAAAAGAACGGCAAAAGGCGGTTTAGGAAGGCTTATATTGAAATCAGTCGCAAGGGTGGAAAAGCTATTGACCTAAACACTAAGATACCTACTCCAAATGGATTTACCACAATGGGTTCATTGAAAGTTGGCGAAACTATCTTTGGTGGTGATGGCAAGCCTTGTACGGTAATGTTCAAGAGTGATATTAACTATAATCCAGAATCCTACTTGGTTACATTTTCAAATGGGCAACAAGTCAAGGCGTGTGCCGACCACCAATGGCAAGTTCTAAGTAAAGGCGACATAAGGGGTGGGCGAGGTTATTCTGTTAAAACAACTAAGCAGTTGTTGGATAAGATGTATTATGGTAATGCTAAGCCAGAGCCTAATTGGAGTATACTAAAAACAAACAGTATATCAATTGAGGATAAAGAACTGCCAATAGACCCTTATTTTTTAGGTTTATGGCTTGGAGATGGTACTACATCGACTGCTGCTATTACAAACCCAGAGGAAGAAATATCTGATTGGTTACGTAGTTACGCAGAAAGTATAGGTATGGACTTTGTTATTAGAGAAAATAAAGAAAGGTGTCGAACGCTTAGTGTAAAAAGGAAATCTCAAAAACATATAAGTATGTTAGAGAATCTTAGGAATCTTGGCGTTTTAAACAATAAACACGTTCCATGTAATTATTTATTTGCATCAGAGAAGCAAAGGTTAGAATTATTGCGTGGGTTATTGGATAGTGATGGTCATATAGACAATAAGTATGGCAAAGTTGAGTTTTGTTCTGTAACAAAAGAATTAGCAGAGGCAGTATTAGTACTTGCGAGTTCTTTTGGATGGAAGACATCTATAAATGAATCAGATGCGAAATTATATGGGAGGGTAACTTCAAGGAGATGGAGAGTTGTATTTTGCCCAGATAGAGACAATAATCCATTTAAGATTACAAGGAAAGCGGATAAGGTAAAAAATGAGACTAAGAAAAGGAATTTAACCTATAAAATAAAGTCAATCGTGCCTTGCGACCCCGTTCCAATGCAGTGTGTTCAAGTGGATAGCCACGACAGTACATATTTGATAGGAGAAACATTTATTAGAACCCACAATACTTTTCTCGCAGCTTTCATAGCTAATTATCTATTTATAGCCGATGGAGAGGAAGGAGCAGAAGTTTATACTGGTGCAACCACAAGAAAGCAAAGTAAGCTATGTTTTGACGATGCAAAGAAGATGGTAGAGAGTTCTCCTGACCTCGCAAAGAGGGTTGGCGTTCTTACCCACAACATGAACGTAATTAGCACTAATTCAAAGTTTGAGTATTGTTCTTCTGACTATGGCACACTTGATGGACTAAACCCAAATGGGGTAATATTAGACGAGATTCATGCTTACAAGACAAGTGGACTTTATGATATATTCACATCGGCAGTAGGAGCAAGGACAGAGCCTTTAATCTTGATGATAACAACGGCAGGATTCAATAAAACTTGGTGGTGTTATCGTGATATGCGTAAAAGTGTTTTAAAGATACTTGAGCAAGGTGTTATTGATGATGAAATGTTCGGGATAGTTTATACATTAGACGAAAAAGATGACTACACCGACAGAAAAGTTTGGATAAAAGCCAACCCTTCTATGGGATATGCTGTTGGAGAGGACTATTTGGAAGGTCAAGTAAAGGCATCGAAGATTAGACCAAGTGAAACAGTAAACGTACTTACAAAAAACTTTAACATTTGGACTGATGCTGCTAAGATATGGATACCTACAGCAAAGTGGAACTCATATTTTATCCAAGAACCCGAATTGATAGGTTTAAAATGCTTCGGTGGTGTCGATTTATCTTACGTGAGAGACATAACGGCTTATACCTTATGTTTTCTATTACCTAACGGGAAAAAGTACCTAAAACACAAGTTTTTTGTGCCTTTGGATTCGGCAAGAGACAGAGAAGAGTCTACTGGTATTCCTTACACACAATGGATACGTGATGGTTGGCTTATCGCTAACGATGGTAACACAATAGACTATAATGTCGTCAAAAAGTACATAATTGACGACCTAAACCAGTATAATATCCACACAATAGGCTTTGATAAGGCAAATGCAAGCCATATTATGCAGGAAATCAACGATGAAATAGCCCCTTTGCACTTAAATATTGATGGAAAATGGCAGTTTATCAATAGAGTTTACGGTATTTCACCACATATAAAGACTATTTCTCCACCTACAAAAGAGTTTGAAAGGATGGTATTTTGTGACGACCCAGAGATTTGCCACGATGGAAACCCTATAATGGAGTGGATGATACGTAATGTAGCGATAAAAAGCAATTCCGAAGGCGATATTAGACCCGATAAAGAGAAATCAGAAGAAAAAATTGATGGTGTTATGAGTACGATATTAAGTATTGAGCAGCTATTATTTTGGTCAAAGATAGATATTACACCTAAAAGCAAGTACGAGGATGATGGATTTGTGGTGTTATACTAATAGCTACCTCAATGAAGTAGCTATTAGTAATTACTATGCTTTTTGTATATTACTTTACCATTTCATTTATTTTAAATAAAATAAATTCTTCTAATTCTGTTTTAGTGTTTAATAACCTATCGTCAAAAACCCTAATAACACCTTCGGTTTTGTGCCATCCATTTATTGTTACATAAGACACTTCGAACCCGTTAAGAGCATAGACTTCTCGGTCTATATCACCAATGCTTTTAGCATCTATCCACACTGGCATTATATTTTGTATGTATATTTTCATTCTTTTTCTTCTTTTGTAATTATATCAATTAGCTCAAAGTACTTCATGTAATGAAATAGAGTACGCAGTGGCTTTTTCCTATTTGCACCAAATTCAGGACATAACGCTTTAGCAAAAGGCATTAGGTCTATTTTCTTTTCTTCACATATCTCATTGAATGAAAACCAAAAATGACCAAATTCTAATGGTGTGCTATTAGCTAATGCTTCTGCAAGTTGTTTTGGTGTTAGGTCATTACTTGTTATTGTTTTTACTTTCATTGTTTAATTATTTCTTAGGCAAATAAGCCCAATGTGTTACAAATGGTTCAAACTCAAATCTTTGGTCATTACTAAATATGTATCTACCTTTTGGCTCATAAATAAGTTCTGTTGCGGTTCGGAAAGCATTCAGACTAATAAAACATAACAAATTTTCACAACCTAATTCCCCTATTTTTGGTTTATGTTTTGGATATTCAAAAAACTCTAATTCTATTTTCATTTTTCAAGTCTATTAGATTTCAATGATGTCATATAATAAGTTTTCTATAAATAAACTATATAAAAAATTAATAAATAAAAGAAAAAACGAGGCAATGGCGTATCCAAAGAAATCCATTGGAGTGTTTGGTATGCCAAAGTCTCTATATGCGTATAGCCCAAACCCAATATTGTAGCACATAAACGGAATATACGCCAATAACCTAATAGTAAAAACTTTTATTTTATTCATTTCTCCAATCTATTTGCTTTCAACACTTGACCCCAAGTGATGCCTTCTTTTGCTTTCTTATCATAGAACAAGCGTGCATTTGTAGCATATTTTTGAGCAGCACCTTTACTTATGCCTAACTTAGAAGCTATTTGTTTATAAGTAACTATTTTCTGTTCTTCCAAGACTAAATATGATTAGTTAAACACAAATATAATTGACACAAATTTAAAAGCAAACATATCGGCTTATTTTTATGATATTTTAATAAACCGAGTACACTTTGGGCTTATTCAGTAACATATTCAGCACTCCAAAACTAAGTATTCCTATGGAAGTTATCCAAAGGGGTGCAATGGTATCGGGGGAGGAGCGTGGTACTGACATTTCAGAGATAAACAACTGGACAAGTTTCCTTTATGATGGAGTTAGTTCTTCGTCGGCAGGAGAACAAGTTAATGGAACAACTTCTTGGAGGTTTTCAGCAGTATATCGAAGTATCGCTTTAATTACAGAAACATTAGCTGCTTTACCACTTGGGCTTTATGAGACAAAGGAGAATGGTAATAAATTCCAAGCTAAAGGTCACAAGGTAAACTACATATATGAGTCAGACCCAAATCAATTTCAGACTTGGTTTGATTTAAAAGCGATGTTGGTTTCACAAGCCCTTACGTACGGTAATGGGTATTCTTATATAAGACGAGACAAGTACGGAAACATATTAAGTTTTGAACCACTAACAAATGGGGAGTGTGTGCCTTACTACCAAAGGACAGGAGAATCGCATTTCTTGTACTATTATGTATTTGGGAAGATAGTAGAGCCAAGAGACATTATACACGTAAAGTGCATAGGTAGTGATGGCGTAATAGGCAGAAGTCCTATTGAGATAGCAAGAGAAGCGATTGGAGCAGGATTAGCCCAACAGAAGTTCACGGGGTCAATGTATGAGAACGGATTAAACCTTCAAGGTACATTAGAACACCCTGCAACACTTTCAGCGACGGCACAAGAAAGGTTGAGGACTCAAATGAATAAGTTTAAAGGGTCAAAGAATGCTTCTGATACACTTTTATTGGAAGAAGGTCTAAAGTATAGTCCAATAAGTTTAAGTCCGATAGACGCTCAATTTATAGAGTCTAAAAAATTCACGATAGAGGAAATAGCAAGGTTCTATGGCGTGCCTTTACACAAGATAGGTAGCTTAGATAGAGCCACGAATAATAACATTGAGCATCAGGATTTAGAGTTTTATAAGAACTGCATAAGTCCTTGGGAAGAAAGAATAGAGCAAGAGTTTAACCGCAAGGTATTATTACCAAGAGAAAGGGGAAGATTTAGACATCAGTTTGACAACTCTACTCTTTTAAGGACAGATACTAAAGCGAGGATGGAATGGATAAATGGTATGTTTTCTAAGGGAGCAATAACGCCAAATGAGATTAGGGTAATGGAAGGCTTAAACGCTATTGAGAACCCTAAAATGGATGAAACATACTTGCAATTAGCACAGTCAACGGTGACTGATTTAGACAAGAATAACGGAAGCGAAAACAAAGATACTAATGGAGAAGATAGTACAGAGGTCGTATAAAGCAAGTGCGTCTTATGAGGAGCGTATGGAAGGAGAAGTAAACAAAGGTGTCTTTGTTGGTTATCCTATTCGGTTTAATGAGTTATCAGTTGACCTTGGAGGATTCAAAGAGATAGTAGCACCAAGAGCATGGGATACCGCAGACGTGACAGAGTGTTTAGCGGTATTTAACCACGAAGAAGAATTTCTTTTAGGCACGGCAGAGGCAGGAACATTGAGGTTTTATGTAGATAGCCAAGGCGTAAAGACAGAGATTGATAAAGCTAATACTACTATATCAAGAGATTGCTCTGAATGGGTTAAAAGAGGAGAGATAAAAGGTCAATC